TTCATCTTGTGCGAATACCACGGCTTCAGCGTCGGCGGTTGCTGTGGTATCAACGCGGGCGGACGCAAAAGCAGGAATAGCGACAAGCGCCACGGCTGTAAGGTGTCCGGCGGTGATGGTGTCGCCATCGGTTTCGATGTTGACTAATTCAACGCTTAGGGCGTCGCGGATACCCTCGGATACGTCTTTCAGGGCGACATCTCCGTCGGCGGTTTCCCCAATGCGAAAACTCATGTGCAACCCGTCGGCGCGGGCTTCGGCGGCGGTTGCGTACCCAACCGGGCTATACCCGTCGGTATTTGAGTGGTCTCGCAACAGCTTGATTTGCTTCAAGTCGTCGGGGTAAGTCACGGCCCCAGCCTTGACTTGCAGGCGGCCCCCGGAAGTAAGGCCGGGCGTATTCCAGGGCAAGACTAGACCCGAGACGGTTCTAGCGGTGGTCTTTTCGGTCATCGTTGGTTCCTTTCTCGGTTAGCCACGGTAAATATCTGTCTAGCCACTGGTCGACGGCCGGTATCTGAAATACGCGTGATACCGCGGCGGCCACGGCTAGGAATGCGGCGACCGCTGGTATTTGGTCGACCTCGGCGGCATGAGCGATAGACGGCAAGATGGGTAGTAGCGCGATTGCGGCAACCGTCGTATTTCTTGCGACCTCTCGCCATGGTTGTCTTAATCGCTCTTTGTCAGGTTCATTTCTGTGATCTGCCACTCTTTCGTTTGCTTTCTGTTGTTGTGCCTAAGTCCGGCGGCTATGAGTGCGATTGTGGAGATAGCGGCGGTTATACCGCCTGCCATTGCCCCGGCTGTTGCGGTGAGCACGGTTGCTACGTCGATCATTGTTATTTCCTTAGCTCGGCAACCTCGTAGGCAAGTTCTTCAAGTTGGTCTGCAATTTCCGGTAATAGCTTCGTGGTTGCAGTCCACGTCACGTTGTCGATGTTGAGAATGTAGTCAGCCAGTCGGCCGTGATAGACCTCGTTCTCTTTTCGTTTTCCGGCCTTTACCTCGGCGAGGTCGAACCGGCTAGGGTGGCGGTCAAAGAATAGGGCGTGTAACTCGTTGAGTTTCCGGCGGTCATCGTCATTCATTTCTGGTTCCTTAGGTTTAGGCGGTGGAGTAGGGGCGGCGGGCTTGCCGTATGCCCCTAGGTATCCGTTGTTCAGCTCGGCGGCTAGGGCGGCAACGCGCGGGTTAGACGGTGGCAAACCTATTTGGAAGTGCATTTCGTCCGGCTTGCCCCAACGGCGGCCCCAAAAGACCACGCCCTTAAAGTCACGTAGCAGGGCTTCGACGCGGCTAATCGTTCCGGGGTCCATGCGATAGGTTCCCCACGGGTATTTAGGCGCGTTAATGTCAATCGCTGTTGCGCTCATGTGGTTGCTGTTCCAGACGTCGTTATCTGGCGACCAGCCCCACACCTGTGACGTGATCTTTTCGACTCGGCGGTCGTACAGAATGATGAATGCGTTGAGAATGGTGGCAACGTCGCCGCGTAGCAGCGGAACGCGGCGCGCGGCGGGTACAACTTGCACGCTCACGGTCTTGTTGGCGTTGACCATCGGCCAGCCGTTTTCGGTTGGTACGCCGGGGCGAACAGGGTATCTAGGCATTATCAGACCTCATATTCTTTAGTTCGTCTTCGAGTAGGCCTAGATCGTCTTTTGAGTCGAACAGACTGGTTAAGTCGCTAAAAGTGTCGTCTAGGTCGAACTTCACGGTTATTTCAGGCGGCGTTACGTCGTTTTGTGACATGCGCGCGGCGATTGCAGCCATGAACGGGGCCAGGCCAAAAGTGACCAGCTCCGACATGCGCGCGGCGGTGTTTTGGTAACTCAAAGATGAACCCGATAGCGTTGCGTCGAGCATGGTTGCAGGCATTCCGGCGAGTCGAGCAATATCAACGGCTACCGCGTTGCGGCCGTCAATAAGCAGGTGCTCTTTCGGCGCCCCGTGTTCCTTGACTTCGATACCGGCGCTAGTAAATGCCACACCACCGTTCTCACCTCGGCGGGCCTGCATCCACCTATTAATAAGCCGCTTGACTTCTTCCTCGGTCATGGGGCGATCATTGGTTTGGTGTAGTTCGATTTGCGCGGCCGGGTTCTCGGCGGCACGGGCCGCCGCGCGGTGCAAGCGTAGAGCTTGGTCTAGTGTCGCCGCGCCGCCTGTAAGAATGCCCTCACTAATCCCAGGAATGAGAATGATGTCTTTTTCGGCGATACGCTTATCGTCAACCACCACATAGCCGTCGGTGTCCATGTGCCAACGCCCATACGGCACGCGCTCGGCGTTGGTGACATGCCCGGCGGTGTTACGTTCGGCGGCCCAAAGACTCCATCCGTAGAAAAAGAGATCGTCTACCGTCCAGAGCATGCGGTGAAACGGTGAGATAGGCCCGTTGGTGTTGGTGATGAACCCCGGCGTGTTCCCCGCGTCGTTTCCGTCGGCGTCGACCGATACCAGCGGCAACCTAGCGATAGTGGTAGCGAGTAGACCGCGCGCGCGTGCGAGCGCTGGTACGCTCATAGCCTGTTCCCTTGACAGCGCTGACGGTAAACCCAGATCAGAACGAAACTCGGCTGGTAATTTGATCGTTTCCAGGTGGTTCGGCCCGGCGAACTGCGACGCCGGGGCTACCGTAGGCGGTAGAGTCAGCGCGTCACGTATGCGGTCGAAAATTCCCATAACGGAAATAATCGCGCGGTTGCTATTGCGTCAACGAATGTTGCTGTTTTCGTGCTCGTTTGTCGTGATGTGCCTTAGCGTTGAGCGCACTGGTTACGGCGTGGCGGTCGTCATGGACTTTCTTAGCGTGCAAGGCTAATTCTTTCCATGCGTTAGCCGGGCTACCAGCGATAACGCGCCACTGGCACCTGTCACAGATAGCGACTGTGCAAAATATATCTTCGTCAATTCTCAAATACGGCAAGGGCGTAACTCGTTTCTAGTAGATTGCCGGTGCGACGGCTTCAGCGGGGCGGTGGAGTGCTCCGAACATTGCGAGGGTGGCGGCTTCAAGGGCGGCGATAGACCCGGCGGAACTCTTGCGGTCCCAGGCCCAGGCGTCACCTACGTGGCGTTGCTCGGCGATCTCGGCGGCGAGGTCTAGCCCGTCATGTGGTCGGAAGCGAATATCAGGCGCGGCTATTCCGTCCTCGGTTATGCGCGTAAGTCGGTCCATGAGATCAGCGCATGAGCGCGTTAGATCACGCGCCCCGAATTTCATAGGTTGGCAGTCAAGTTGACAAAGTTGGTCGTATAGCGTGCCAGACGGCCCAACGTTGTCGACCACGGGCGGGGCGGTCGAATGTTTTTCGACCAGAGCGGCGACGCGCTCGGCGGCCCAACCTGTTCCAGGGCGTAAGTCGATTACTTCGATAATCGGAATGCCGTCGACAATGGCACACGCGGCTACGCATGTTTCGGAACGGTCAAAGTCAATAGCAGCCGCGATAGAAACATCAGCGTTGGCCGGTATTGGTTCGGTGGTTTGCGCACTTTCCCAGCTTTCCAGCGGGATAAGCCGTTCACGCGCCCCCGTTGCTCGGTTACCGTAGGCTCGCGCGAACTCCGACGGCGCTAATTGGTCTTTCGCGTCCTGTAGGGATTTCATCGTGATAGTCGAACCGAACGCGGGGTGAGCAGCGGCAACAATGTCGAGGTCGGTAGGGTCATCGCCGGGTTGTATGCCCCATTCAAGCAGCGCGATGTTCGAGCCGGGCTGTTTGGCTTTAGCAACTAGCCCGTGAAACCACGTAGAACGCGCTGTTCCCATCGTTGACACAATGATCGTTTGAGCGCCGGGGCGCGTGGCTTGCGTTGGAACGATAGCTTGCATAAGCGCGGCGGCTTCAGCGTCGTCAAACACCCAACCCTCGTCAATGATGTTCAAGTCGGATTGCATAGAGTGCAAAGAGTCCTCGGTAGGCGGGTGCGGTGAGAATTGGCCGCCTAAGCGCGGTAATTGCAGAGCTTCACTACCCTGTGATTTTCGTGTCTTGAACAGCGGTGAGAGCGGGAACGCCCCGCCTTGCACTTTTTCGACTAGTTCCAGCCATTTTTTGCGCGCGGTCATGCCATTTTGCGCGGTGAACCATACACGGGCGTCACGCTTGACTAGCAGGCGTTGAATACACGCCGCTAGAACCAGAGTTGTCTTGCCGGATTGCCTAGGTACAGACAGAATCACAGTCGGCCACCTAAATAGGCCGGTATCCGGGTCAACCTCGCCTATAACGTCGGCAACAAATTGTTGCCAGGGCATAGCCGGTTGTCCTAGCCAGTCCATGATCTTGCAGATACTAGGGCCGTGAGTAGGCCCGCTAGGCGGATTAACCGCGTATCGCGGGGCGGGATAGTTCGGCGAGAGCTTGGTTAAGTTCGTCATTAGCTTCACTTTCGCGTGTTGCCGGGGTCATGCGTAGGACTTCGAGTACTTCACGGTAAGGCCCGGTCAATTGAGCAATGGGGTAATACGGTTTATCCGATTTTTCGGCGGCGTCCAGGGCGAGAGCGTTAGCGCGCGCGATAGACAACATGGCTTCGTCGATTTCTTCGATTACTCCGGCGACACGCGCGGATTTAATCGCCTTTTCTAACATCTCCGAGTGTCGTCCTGTATGATTTCGTTCAATACTGAATAGTGCGTCTGACATGCGAGTTCCTTTCAAAGTCGAGGGGGCTAGGGGTGGGGGATCAGCCCCGCCCCGCTTGCCCGTGGGAGGGAAAAGAGT